ACGCCGCTCATCGCGCCACCTCCTCGTACTCACGGCAGCCGGGGCAGAACGCCCCGGACCAATAACCCATCGGTGCGCCGCAGCATTGGCACTCGCGGCTTTCGGCGAGGTTCTCGCACGCGCCGCAGAGTTCGTAGATGTCATGTTCCTCGTCGATGACGCAGGTGCAGGGGGCGAGGGTATTCATGCCAGCACCTCCCAGCGACCGTTCTGATAGGCCTCGATGCGGCCATTGGCCAAGCGCACCGAGGTGCCGAGGGCCTGCGCCGTCGCGCGCAGCTGGGCACGCAGCGTCGGGTGGGCGGTGCGCGCAGGTTGTTTAGGAAGTGCGGGGACGGCACGTCGGGCCGAGGCCAGATCCGCCTCGAGCTGCGACACGCGGTGACGCAGGACTTCGTTCTGCTGGGCCAGATCCGCGTTCTCTTGCACCAGCTGGGCCTTGGTGATGCGGGACACATTGCGAGTAGCCATGGTGTTAGCTCCTAGGTGAGTGGATTCACCGTACACGGGCCACCAGCGCGCAGCGCTGGGCGCTTGGGAACTGCGTCACGAAAAAACTTCGTGACAAGGGACGAAGAGACTCCTTATCGGGGTGCCGAGAACCGAAACCGAAGTGGGGGGTGCCTCGAGACGAAGGGGGGAGGGGGTGTCACGCGGCGACAAAGTCCAAAAAATTGCGAAAATTTTTTCCAGACATGTGATATCAGATCCCAAATGTTCCACGTGGAACACACCGATGTTGTATCGGATGGGACAAAACACCTACAATCCCCATTGTTCTCCGTACTTCGCTCCAAGGGACATGGCCAAACGGGTCCGCAAAAACAGCACTCCGCCCTCCGAGCTTCCCGGCGGGTCCCTCGTAATTGGGACCCAAGACCCGGATCAGCCGTTGACGGAGATGCAGCGCGAATTCGTCCATCAGTTGGTCCACAACAAGCTGAATCAGACCGCTGCCGCCCGGCAGGCGGGGTTTCGCCAGCCCGGCACGGCGGCGCACAGCCTGATGCGCAACCCGAAAGTACTCAAGGCCATCGCCGAGGAGCGCGAGGAGTACGCCAAGGCGTCCGGCGTGACCAAGAAAAAGGTCATCGACGGCATGCTCGAAGCCATCGATATGGCCAAGATCAAGGCCGACCCCATCGCGATGATCTCCGGCTGGCGGGAAGTCGGTCGGATGTGCGGGTTCTACGAGCCAACCAAGCACAAGGTCGAGGTTTCCGTGAACGGGCAGCTCATGATGCAGCGTATCCAGAGCATGACGGATGAAGAGCTGCTGGCCCTCGTCGAAGAGGATCCCAACGCCATCGAAGGTGAATTCAGTGTCGTCGAAGACCCGACTGAAGAAACTCCTCGCTCAGCGTGAGCTGGCGCGACGCCGCCTGTTGCATTTCACGCGGGCCACCTTCCCCGGCTACCAGCCCGGTTGGGTCCACGACGACATCTGTCGACGTCTCGAGCGGTTCAGTCAGCAGGTCGCCGACAGGAAGTCCCCCCGATTGATGCTGTTGGTCCCGCCGCGTCACGGTAAATCCGAGCTGGCCTCGATTCGCTTCCCGGCGTGGCACCTCGGGCACCACCCCGAACACGAGATCATCAACGTCGGGTACAACACCGAACTGCCGATGAAGTTCTCGCGCAAGGTCCGCGAGATCTTCCGCGATCCTCAGTACGCCGCGCTGTTCCCCCACGCCAAGCTGGACCCGGATTCACAGTCCGTCGAAGCGTGGAACACTACGAAAGGCGGAGGTTTCACGGCGGCGGGCGTCGGCGGCGGTATCACAGGTAAGGGCGCGCACATCCTGATCGTCGATGACCCGATCAAGAACCAAGAGGAAGCCGACAGTATCAGCACCCGCGACAAACTCTGGGATTGGTACCAGTCGACCGCGTACACCCGCCTCGCCCCCGGTGGCGGGGTACTGGTGATTGAGACGTGGTGGAACGACGACGACCTCGCCGGACGATTGCAGGAGGCCATGCGCAAGGAGGCTGAGGCAGACCAGTTCGAAATCATCCGTTACCCGGCACTGTCCGAGCACTGGGAGTACCGTCACCGGCAGACGTGGGAGATCGTTCGCACGGACGAACCACTCAGTGACGAAGAAGCCGAGCTGCAGGACCTCGAGCTGCTGCGGCCGAAGGACTTCTGCCTGCACGAGGACCGGTACCCTACCGAAGCGCTGAAACGCATCCGCGCCAACCTGCAGCCGCGCATCTGGTCGGCGCTGTACCAGCAGAACCCGGTGCCCGACGAGGGTCTGTACTTCCGCAAGGAGTTTTTCCGTTATCAGCGGGCGCTGCCCGCCACCGCGAACCTCAGTATTTTCACTGCATGGGACTTCGCCATCGGTGAAAAGCAGCAGAATGACTGGACCGTGGGCGCAACGATTCTGCAGGACGAGGCCGACACCCTCTACGTGCTGGAAATTTTCCGCATGAAGGGCGACTCCTTCCAGATCGTGGAGGCTATACTGGATACTGCCCAACGGTGGGGATCTCTCCCTACGGTTGACTATCTAATCGGCGCAGAAGATGGTCAAATATGGCGGGCCATCGAGCCGCTATTGAAAAGGCGCATGTCCGAGCGGCGGCAGTACCCCGCCTACGAGGTGCTGCGACCGATGACCGACAAGATGGCCCGCGCCCGCCCCTTGCAGGGCCGCATGCAGCAGGGCCGCGTGGTGTTCCCGGAGGAAGCCCCGTGGCTGCCGCAGGCCGAGCAGGAGCTGTTGCGGTTCCCGGGCGGCGCGCACGACGACGTGGTCGACGCCTTGGCGTGGGCCGTCCGGCTTTCTATGGAGAAGCAGCCGCCGCAGCTCCCCGGAGCCAAGCCGCTGCCTTCGTGGCGGGATAAGTTGAGTTCGATTTTGAATCCTACTGCCGCGTCACATATGTCCGCCTAGGGAGAAACCCTGAATGCCCGTCAACAACGACCTCGCGAGTGACGTCTGGAACCGCTACACGTGGCTGCGCGACAACGGCCACCTGTCCTACGTGCAGAAAGCCACCAAGTGCGAGGACTTCTTCGCCGGGCTGCAGTGGGACCCCAACGACCTCGCCCTGCTCCGTGCACAGCGCCGCCCGGCGCTGACCATCAACAAAATCATCAGCACGGTCTCGAACGTGCTCGGTGAGCAGATCTTCAACCGCACAGATATCGTCTTCCGGCCACGCAACGAGGGGGCCACGGCCGAGGTCGCCGACGCGCTGACCAAGGTGTTCATGCAGATCAGCGACAACAACCAGTTGCCGTGGGTCCGCTCTGACGTGTTCTGTGATGGGATCATCACTTCCCGGGGCTTCTTCGACGTACGGCTGGACTTCACCGACTCACTGCGCGGCGAGGTGCGGATCGAGCAGCTGAATCCGAAGAACGTGCTGATCGACGGCGACGCCGACGAGTACGACCCGGACAAGTGGGGCGACGTGATCATCACCAAGTGGATGAGCCCCGATCAGATCGAGTTGCTGTACTCCAAGAAGGACGCCGACCTGCTGCGCGGGCGGCAGGAAAGCTATTTCCCCTACGGCTACGACAGTATTGACCGCGACCGTGACCGGTTCGGCCACCCCCGCTCGCTGCACTACGGCACCGGGCCGGAGAGTGAGCGCAACAACACCCGCAACATCCGCGTGCTGGAGCGCCAGTGGCGCAAGCTCGACCGGGTGCTGCATTTCGTCGATATCGTCACTGGCGAGACCCGTCCGGTGCCCAGCGACTGGACCGAGGAGGAGGTACGCCAGCACCTCGCGGCGAATCCGGGGCTGGCGACCACCAAGAAGCTGATCCAGCGCATCCGCTGGACGGTGGTGGCCGACAACGTGGTCCTGCATGACGACTGGTCGCCGTACAGGCACTTCACCGTGGTGCCGTACTTCCCATATTTCCGCCGGGGCCGCACCATCGGGCTGGTGGAGAACCTGATCGGTCCGCAGGAACTGCTCAACAAGGTCAGCTCGCAGGAGCTGCACGTGGTCAACACCTCGGCCAACTCCGGCTGGAAGGTCAAGACCGGCTCGCTCAAGAACATGTCGACCGCCGAGCTGGAGCAACGCGGTGCACAGACCGGGTTGGTCATCGAGCTCGACGACATCAACAACGCCGAGAAGATCCAGCCGAATCAGGTGCCGTCCGGCCTCGACCGCATCAGTTTCAAGGCCGAACAGCACGTCGATACGATTTCCGGCGTGTCGAAGTACATGAAGGGGTTCTCCCGCGAGGACGTGTCGGCGAAGAGCGTGCAGGCGAACCAGCAGTCCGGGCAGGCGAACCTCGCCAAGGTCATGGACAACCTGAATCGCACGGACTTCATCCTCGCCCGCAACGTGCTCGACCTCGTGCAGGAGTTCTACACCGAAGAACGACTGATCTACATCACCACCGACCGGCTGGCGAACACTACCGAGGAGATAATCGTCAACCAAGTCACCCCCGAGGGTCGCATTGTCAACGACCTGACGCTGGGCGAGTACGCCGTGGTGGTCACCAACCAGCCGGAACGCGACACCTTCGAGGACACCCAGTTCGATCAGGCCGTGCGCCTGCGCACCGAGGTCGGCGTGCAGATCCCCGACCGCTTCATCCTCGAGTCCAGCCGCCTCAAGAACAAGGCCGAGATCGTCAAGGCCATCGAGGGCGACACGGAGAGCCCCGAGGCGCAGCGGCAAGCCGCCCTGTTGGCTCGCCAGCAGGAGGCCGAGCTGCAGAAACTCGAGGCCGAGGCGCTGCAGAAACGCACCGACGCCGAGCTGAAGGCCGCCAAGGCCCGCACCGAGATGGTGAAGGCCCATAAGGAGGCCGAATTGGCCCAAAACGGCCAGTTGCAGGCCGAGATGGACGTCGAGTTGATGAAGCTGGAGGCGGAGATCGCCCTGAAGCGCGAGCAGATGGAGCAGGAGTTCGCCCTGAAGCGCGAGCAGATCGAGCGCGAGTTCGCTCTGAAGCGCGAGCAGTCCCAGCAGGAGATGGAATTGAAGCGCGAAACCGCCCAGCAGGACGTCATGACTCGACGGCTGGCGGCGGTGGAGCAGGCCAAGAACCAGCTGAAGGCGGCGCAGCCGTCTGGTACACCCGCAAAACCATCCGTAGGAGCGTAGACCATGTCACAAGACCACGACGATCTGAAAAACCTCGACCGGGGCGACGAGCTGCCGCCGCGCGACAATCCGTCCCCCCTCGATACGGCCGGAAAAGGCACCGAGGACGACGGCAAGGACCAGAAAACCGTCGAGACCGACGCCAAGGACGGGGAGAAGGGCCAGAAAGGGCCTGATACCGACGCCAAGGAGAAGGGCGAGGAGGAGAAGGGCGAGGAAGAGGGCGGCGAGGACAAAAAGCGCATTCGCATCCCGAAATCGCGCTTCGATGAGGCGATGGCCCGTGCCCGTGCCCGTGAAGAGGCCCTGAAGCAGCAGCTGGCCAAGTATGAGCAGCAGGAAGCCTCTTCCAAGCAGGGAGAGTCCGTCACGAAGCTCGAGCAGAAGATCGACGAGCTGCAGGACAAGTACGAGGACCTGATTCTCGATGGCAAGAAGGACGAGGCTCGTCAGGTCCGCAAGGAAATCCACAAGCTCAACACCCAGCTGGTGGACTTGAAAGCCGAGGCCAAGTCCGAAATGGCCCGGATGGCGGCCATTGACGACCTCAAGTACGAGACCCTGCTCAGCCAGTTCGAGCAGCAGCACCCTGAGCTGAACCCGGACCACCCGGATTTCGCCGAGGACAAGGTGGATGAGGTCGCCGTACTGCTGGAGGCCTTCATGGCGCGCGGTTTCGCCCGCCACGTGGCCCTCCAGAAGGCCGTCCGCTATGTCATGGGACCCGCCCCCACGGCGAAGAAGGGCAAGGGCGACGATAAGGCCGAGGCCGAGGCCGAGGCGCTGAAGCAGCGTCGGGCGGAAGAGGCCCGGAAGAAGGCCGCCGAAGCCGACAAGCAGCAGCCCGCATCGACCGCCAAGGTCGGGCTGGACAGCGACAAGGCGGGTAAAGGCGGTGACGGCCGTATCGACGTGATGCGGTTGTCGCAAGAGCAGTTCGCCGAGCTGGAAGAAGCCGAGCTGGCCCGTTTGCGCGGCGACGAGGTCTGATATATAACATCCCTCAGGGAGGGGGTAACTCCCCTCCCTGTTTTCCCTTATTCAGGAGCACCCCCCATGACCCAGTATTATCTTGGTACCAAGCAGGTATTGGCTCAGCCCGGCGACCGCGAAGGCGAGCCCGGTTACGTGGTCCAGTATCCCGACGGCTACGTCTCGTGGAGCCCCAAGGACGTGTTCGAGGCCGCGTACCTGCCGATGGGCAGCGACCCGACCCGCATCACCGAGGAGATGGTGAATGCCTTCATGGGCGAAGTGGAGACCACCCGCATGGGCAACCACACCGTGATCATGGTCCGTTGCCGCAATGGCTTCTCGTTCATCGAGGATTCGGCCTGCGTCGATCCGGCCAACTACGACCACGCTCTCGGTATGAAGCTGGCGCTGGAGAAGGCCAAGAAGCGCGTCTGGAGCCACCTCGGCTTCCTGCTGGCGACGGCCCGCAACAGCGTGAAGACGG